AAAGATATTCCACTAGAGTGTTTTTCTTTCTCACGGTCAAAAGATAAACACTCTAGTGGAATATCTTTGTTGTTCTTACCTTTGATCCAGTAAAGGTAACGTGGTAGAACATCTCCAAAGATACGAATAGTATTCTCGCCATCTTTGTAAGTATAAGCTTCTGCGCCTTTAATTGCAGAACCTTTAGTATTAGCAAATTTAAGTGCCATTTTGTATTTCCTCGTATTTAAATCGTATGTAATTGTCGCAAATTTGCAATAGTCTATTTTTAGAGATTTTAACTGTATCAATAGGGGAGTAAGGTAGCCATAGGCCAGCTTCACTCTGATACTCGTAATCGAAATAGTTTCTAATTGCAGCTAAAATAATGTAATCAAACTTTTCAGAATCGAAACCACCTTGAGTCATTAAGTCTTGTACATTTAAGATAAAGCTGTTTCCATCCAGTTTCGGTGGTACACCTCCTTTTGAAAAGGCTTTAAACATATCCAATATTTTATAGTGGTCATGCTTACATTCTTTTATAACTTTATCCCAACTAAAAAATATAGGTTTCATTGGTTGATTTCTCACTGAGAAATAATATTATACTGTAATTGAAAAAGAAAATCTTTTACTTTTTTAATATTCTTACCTGGTAACCTTGTCTAATATAGTGTCCCATTCTAGTTTGGGCCTGTGCTTTAGTTGAGTTACCTTTTAAATGGATATCTAGTACTAATGGTTGTTTTTTACCAGGTGCTTCTCTAATAATACGACCTATTAACTGAGTTAGTAATGGTTCATTATTAATAGGAGTTGCTAGAATTAAACAACTCAAGTCATTCTGTGAAATTCCTTCTGAAAATATGGACATAGTACCGTATAATATATTTACATCTGGAGTTGATAAGCTTTTTAAGGCTTCTGCTCTCATTTCTGTAGACTTCATTTCTCCTGTAATACTAATCGCTTTATCACTTTGAGATGCTGCCCACTTCAAGAATTCAACCCTGGACCCAACTACTAGTACTTTGTAACCTTTACTAGCAGCATTATTAGCTAGGTCTACAACCATGTGCCTATATTCTTCATTATAAACTTCTAAATCAGTTACTCTATTGCTCCAATGTAGTGAGGGTTTCAATACTATACTAGTATCAACTACTACAATTTGGGGTGTTAAAGAGTTTTCTTTTTCTGGTTTAAACACATTAAATCCGAAGTAATCTTGGAATATAATATGCTTTTTATCTTTACGAATTAAAGTACCAGAAAGTCCTATTTTATAACGAGCTTTAGACTTATCAACAATCTTAGAAAATGTAGCAGCACTTACGTGATGCATTTCATCTAAAATTAGAGTGCCGAAATCATCGCGAACCTGATCAATTACTTTAACTATAGACTGAACATTTCCTACAACTATAATTGGTTTGATATTATACTTACCACTACCAATAATACCTGCTTCAATTCCAAATACCTTTTCTATCTCAGCTATCCATTGATCTCTAAGGCCTGTAGTATGTGTAATAACTAATGTTCTTTGTCCTAATTTAGCTGCAATAGCTAAGGCAGAATAAGTTTTCCCCCAACTTGGGAAGGCATTAATCATACAGGATTCATCAACCATATCATGTATCTCTTGCTGAGATTCTCTTAAAGACCCCCTAAATCTAGGGAACTCTACCGGCTTTAAAACTCTTTTATCAATAACTTCATAATCTACGTTAATTAGATCAATTCTACCGGAAGGTACAGAGCACATACTAGGAGTTATTCTCCTAAAATTGTTTATAATTTCTCTAAATGTATTATTACCGGCTCTAGCTATAATTTCATATGTAGTCTGAGCCTCTAGTATATCCATTTCTTCTGGGGTTACATTATCTAAATATATTCTATCACTTAAAACTGCTTTACGCGCCACTAATTACTCCTATAATATTTACTATATAAAGAACTAGTAGCATACTTACTAGACTAGCTAATAATACTATTAATAATTCATGCATTATATTAACCTCCTAGTATCTGCTAATTTAGACTCCTCCAATGAATAAAGAACATACCCCCTACCTATATACAGCAATCCAGCATACTTAACTTCTAGTGGTGGTTCATAGTTTATGTAGAAAGGGCATGGTATACCATATATATGCACTAAGTATCCATGATCTACCTGTGTATACTTGGTAATTCTATGGTACTTTAAAGGTACTCGCATACTCTTTACATAGTTAAATACTTTACCTGAAAAATCTATAAATCTATTAGATTTATGTGTTAAGAGTATTAAACTAGAGTATTTATATATTGGTGTGGATAGCTTATATAATTTGTACCCTTCGATACTTGGGCTTGATTCATACTTGATCCGGCGCAAACCAAGAGAAGGTGAATCTCTTGATTTGTCATCTATTAGTTTGAAGTCATCTTCTGCAGAGTTACGCCCAAGGAGCATATTATTATACTCCTTTATCTCGATGTACTTACTCAGTTGGTAAACTGGCCATACTACTTTGGATAAAATCATCGTAGCACTCCCTCCACTCGTCACCCCATCCTTCAAATGAGTAGTCGTCACCAACTTCTTGATCAATGCCGATAGGGCATCCAGGTATAGAAAATCCTCTATCTTTTTGTGTACACATAGCTAGTAACTCACAGTATTTTTCTACATCATCAGGGTGTACAATAGCTACAATAGAGTCATGCACCATCATGAATATTTCAGCTCTTAGCTTATGTTTTTTAATTTCTGCCATCATATCAATAACGGCAAATAGATTAATATCAGAAGCTAGAGATTGTACTGCGGCATTAATACCACTTCTAATCTCATGGGAAGCAATACCTTTATCAGGGCTAAATACATTTTTAAGTCTACGCTTACGACCAACTGAGGTATACAAAAAACCTTGCTTTTTAATTAATTCCTCAGTACCTTTTAGCCAGGTTTTTAACTGACTAAAGGTATTGAAATAAAGATCAATAGCTTCTTGCGCGTCGTCTAACGAGAAGTATGAGTCTGAATCCTTACTCACTGTATCGGACACTTTACGAGCACCTGATCCATATAGGATTCCGAAGCTGATCGCTTTCGCAGCTTGACGCTTATCCTTGAAGTATTTCTTTACATCACCTACAGCCCCCGGTAGAGAGAATACTTGCTTTGCAATAGAGCTGTGGAAGTCTTCCTTATCTTGGAAAACCTTCTGAAGTTTCTTATCTCCTGATAGAACAGCAGCATAATACATTTCAGCAGTTGCCAAATCCTGACTTACTATCTTCCAACCTTCATGCTTACCAGAACCTTTAATAGCACCTTTAACACGCTTCTCATCTCGTGGAAGCTGCTGAGCATTAAACTTCCCAGAACTTGATAAGCGACCAGAAGTTGTACTAGTTAAATTAAACCCTGTTCTAACTCTGCCGTCGGAGTCTAAATTACGAAGTAGATTATCTACATAAGTATTCTTGATTTTACCAAGTTTTCTAATAGCAACAATACTATTTACTACTTCGTGCTGACCATCTAAACTTTCTAGAACTTCAGCATCTGTACTCTGTAGCCCAGTTCCAGTTTTCTTAGCTAACGGCTCTAGCTGTAGAACATCAAATAGAAGTTTTCTTAGTTGAAGAACACTATTAGGATTAAACTCTTTTCCTTGATCTTTCTCAAACTGCTTAACTTCTGGCAAGTTATAAAGATGAGTTTCCGCATCTTTAATAGCTTTATCAATAGTAGCCTTAGCAAACTCTAGACGTCCTTTGTGGAAAGGAACTCCTACAAGTTCAATCTTAATCAAGGCTGTTAAAGCTGGAATAAGAAGATTATTGTACAGATTTAACAATTTGGGGTTAGCATCAATTATAGGCTTGAACTTAAAGTACAAAGCCAGAGTAACCCCCGTATCCTTAGCAGCATAAGGAACCATAATACGGAATGGAATCAAATCATAAGTAAAATCTGATTCTAGGACTCCATGTGACCTACAGTATTCTTTCTTATAAGAGTCTAGATCATCATCATATGCACCAAAATCTGTATACTTAAGTGCAAGACTTTTTAGTCCATGACTACCTTGTGTCTCATCTAGAGTATAATGGATTACCATTGTATCTTCATAAGATGGGAACTTGAAATTAAAATGATAACGTAACATTTTAATATCGAATTTTGCATTATGAAATACTATAGTATATTTATTAAATAAATACTGAAAATACTTCTCTACTTCTTCATCCACACATTCAGTAGATATATAAGCTGCGTTACCAAGCTTAGCGCAGATACTTATCCCTAGGACGTAGCCGTCAGTCGGATAAAGTGCTGTAGTTTCCGTATCTAGTGCTATTACTTTAGTTTCACTTGCCCATTCATCAATCTTTTTAAGGTACTCTAATGCTTCTTTAGAATCTGTAATACCAATCCAACTACCTGTAGTATTAACTAAATTCTGTCCAGATACTACTTTATGTAACCTTTCTAAAGATTTTTCAAATGCTGGCTTACCTTCTGGTTTAAAGGTAATCATCATAGGATTAATAATTGGTATATACCTACCATCTATTAAGTGCCCTGCCAAATCGGTCACACTTGTAATCTTAGCAAAGTACTTTGCTGCTTCACTACCTACAGTGATAATAAAGTCATATTTAGACTCATCAATTACAATATCTACGTCTTTTTTCAGTACTTTAGGTAGCTTTACACTACATAATTGATACTGATCAAATTCAAATTGAAAATATTGATTAAAGCGTATGTTACTAGGGCCTTTTTCAATAACAGCTATTCTTGTCATACTACTCCTTTTATTAAGGCTAGGTTTGCCTTCCATTTATATAGTCAATGACCCAAGCAACGTCAGACTTACTTAATTCCCCTGGATCACTATCATCTTCTAATTCTACCAGACCAACATAAAAACCTTCTGCTTCTAATAATGGTTTTAGTTCTTCTGTAGCTTTTCTTCCGGCATCATCTGCGTCTAAACATAGAAATATTCTTGTAGTACCACTCATCTTAAATAAGTTTACTTTGTCTTTATTTAAACCCTTTTTTGAGTGTAAAGTTGTAACTCCCATAAGGGCTACAGCATTAGTTAATCCTTTATCATATAGATTTAAAAAATCAAATATACCTTCTACTAGTACTAAAGTAGAGTTTACTGGCTTAGGTCTGCCAGGAAACATTGGTAATTCTACTTTGGAAGGATAAATATCATATTTAGGACTCTCGTTGCCCATAGCTCTACCATTAAAGGCTACAATCTTACCACTAGCAGCATACATTGGGAATACTAAGCGATTACCAAAATCTTCATGGTATGTAAAAGCATCAAACTCCCTAAATGTACTAGCCCTGATATTTCTATAATCCTCACGCCAAGGAATGGCTTTACTTGGTATTTTTAATCCTATACTATCAGACATACACTTCGCAATTTTCTCCTTTAAGGAGGCAATTTGCGCAGATTTACCATCTGTAAATACATTAAAATGCTTGAACAGATTTACTTTATATCCACAAGATAAACATTGCCCTATCCCTTTTAATTTATCAATTCTAAGAGAAGGATTTCTATCTGGGTGTTCAGGATTTAGGCAGTGTATTAAGTAATCCCTACCACTAGGGATATACTTAATATCGAAATTATCAAGTAGGTTTCTTACTTCATCAGCCATGAACACCCCCTATTTTAGTTCCTCCATTAAACGGAGTATCAATATCATTTGCATCTTCTTTTCCAGTATAAGAAGATTCCTCTTCTTTTTCTTTCTTTGCTTTCTTTTGAGGTTTATCTGTTTCTGCTGGATTAATTTTCAAAGTCTCCCAGTTAATACCATTACTAAAAGCTAATGGCGGGCCACCACGAATCTTAGTAGTATCAAAGGATATAGTATTATCCGATTTATCATGGGCGTCTAGTAACATTGCAATGTCACATGAATCTAGAATACCTTTAGCAAATCGTGTACCTCCGTTATCATCAATTTGATATGGGGACACAATACATATATCATGCTTTCTAGCTAATTCTTTCAGTTTTTTACTAACAAAGATCTGGGTAGTCCATTCATACATGCCTCCTGGAATTCCAGGCACAGTAATCTGGTTTAAGTAGTCAATAACTGCTAATTTAAGACTATCACCAAACTTAGCTTTTAATTTTTGAATATGTAAATCAATTGCTGTAATACTAAGTTCCCTATCATCAATAATGATAATCTGGTTATCTGGTTTTAGAAACTTAGTTCTAACTAAATCACTTTCAAACTTTAAGCTATCACCTTCTGTGATAAATTCCTGTACTAAATCGTCAGCTTCTAGAAACATAGATGCTCTAGCTTTTACTAGCTTGAGAACTTCAGACTCAGATAAAGAATCTTGCTTTAGTAGAGAATGAGATATACCTGCATTAATACCCATGATACGCTGAAAGGTTTCTCTACCCGTCATTTCAATAGTAAAATATACAGAAGTATTACCCATTGAATACTGTGCTTCTACCAAATTTGCACATACAATGGATTTGCCGGCCCCACGTTTTCCACCAATTAGTATTACTTCTTGTCTAAACAATCCACCCAATTTAGCGTCGATTGTATTCGAAATACCACTAGGAAACTTATAATGTTCCTTATCTTCGGTAGAGTTGAATAGCATAATATCACTAGCACTTAAGATAGTTTCGCTAGTATGTGTTTTCTCGTCCAGGTGCATTACTGCTGCTGATAGAGAGTCTTTGATTTCTTGACTATCCATCAATGTGATATTGTCTACGAATTTATCTAATAGTTTTAATGCTTCACTTTGTGTATAGCTGTCAATTAAAGCGTCTACAGCTACATCTATATCTATATCATCTTCAATTTCAAGACTTTGAAGTGTCGTTAAAGCGTTCGTTAATGCACTACTTCTAGCAGTTGTTAATAACTCAACAAAATTAGGTATAGCCCCATACTTATCGTAATGGCTCGTAATAGCACTATATACGCTAGTGTAAGAGGAATCGAAAAAAGCTAACTTAAGTCTCGAAAATGCAGATAGATCTTTACCCTCCAATACTTTATGTAGTACTATTGCGCCTATGTCTGCCATTCTAAGTTACCTTTATTTCATTATCCTTGATTACTGCTGATAATTCCTTTTGTACTGCAGCCAGTGTCTCAGAACGCAATTTACCTAATCTAGTAGGATACTGATTCTTATCATCAAAAAATATTGATAGCTGTTCGTGAGTTAACATTTGTTGCAAAGCAAAGTAAAGCATATCTGAAGGCTTATTGCTTGTTGGTTGCACGGAAACTTCAACAAAGTCTCCGTAGGTGTGTTTGGCGCGAGCAACG